AGTAAAGAATTTAAGTATTTGTGATATTAGATTTTTTTCTTCTGTTGATAATCTTTCATTCCAATCTCTTACATCTTCATGTAATGGTACTTCACTTGGAAGCCAGTGCATTTTTTGTTGCATGTCGTATGATTGAAAAGCCCATTCATAATCAAATGGTTTATAGTGTACTCTTTCCTTAAATAAACTCATAGTTTTTCTTCTAACTCCTTAATATAATCTTCTTCTTCTTTTGGTAATTCTTCTTTGGTTTTGTCTTTACCAAATATTTTGTCCCAGTTTTTTCTAAATTTATCAGACGGTATGTGAACACCGTCTCTTATTTTATAATCCTTAAAGCCCATAAATTAATTCAACTCCTTCTATTATAATTATTGCTAATAACTCTAGTGCTAGAATAGTGTGATACACTGTCCATAACACTGTTTGTTTTTGTTGTTTCTTTTTACAACCACAACATTTTCGTTTTGGCTTGTCTATGCCATCAAATATACTACTGTCAGTCATTATCCCTCACAAGCTAAACAATCTGCTTCTGGTATGATTGTTCTTTCTATTTTTTTAGACACTAACTCTGCTCGTTTGATTGCTTCTGAACGGCAATAGTAAAGTGTTTTTAGTTTTTTCTTCCAAGCTAACATGTGTGTATCATGCAACTCTTTTATGTTTACATCAGCAGGTACAAATACATTTACTGATTGTCCCTGACAAATATACTGTTGTCTATCTGCGGCATGTTCTATTACCCACTGTTGGTTAATTTCAATAGCAGTCTTAAATATATCTTTTTCATAATCAGATAACTCTTTAAGATGTAATACCGAGCCACGATTTGCCAATATTGAAGTCCAAGTTTCTTCATTGTTTATTCCCTTCTTTTCTAATAATTTTTCTAAGTATTTATTTTTTACTAAGAATGAACCTGACATAGTTTTTTGCACATAAGCATTAGCTCTATATGGTTCTATTGATGGTGACGTAGTACCACAAATAATAGAAGACGAAGCATTAGGTGCAATAGCTAGTAAGTGTGCATTACGTCTTCCTGTACCTTCCATGTCTGGTGCTTCACCTCTTTTAATTGCAAGTCTTTCAGACTCTTCTACGGCTTGTTCTTTTATCTTCTTAAATATTTTTAAGTTTAATGACTTAGCTAATACAGACTCAAACGGAATACCTTTAGATTGTAAGTAAGCATGGAAACCCATAGCACCTAAACCTAAACTTCTTTCATTGTTTGCACTAAACCTAGCTCTAAATAATTCTTCAGGTGCGTGGTCTACAAAATGTTGAAGTACATTATCTAAAAATCTAATTAAATCTGGTATAAACAATGAGTCATTTTTCCATTCATCATACTTTTCTAAATTTACAGAAGACAGACAACATACTGCTGTTCTGTTTTCATTAGTAGGTAATGTTATTTCAGTACATAAATTAGAATGATTTACTCTTAGTCCTAATTTCTTTTGTGTTTCAGGCAATGCTTCATTAATTGTATCTATGTATGACACATAAGGCTCACCAGTAGCAACTCTACATTCTAATATTTTTTGCCACAACTCTCTAGCTGATACAGTACGCACAACTTTTTTTGTATGAGGGTCTATAAGATTCCAACTGTCATCATAAGTTGGTTCTTTAATACAGTTATCTATTAACTGCATAAACTCATCTGATAAATTTACACCATGATGTAAGTTAAGACACTTTCTATGTATGTCACCACCACTAGGTTTTCTCATCTCTATAAATTCTATTATTTCTGGGTGTGATATGTCCATGTATGCCGCATAACTACCACGTCTTGTTTTACCTTGAGAGAAGGCTAAAACTTCTGAGTCTACTACATGTAAGAATGGTATTGAACCTGATGATTGTGAACCACCAGATGTTGCAGTACCATCACTTCTTATATGTCCCCAGTAACCACCGATACCACCGCCAACAGAAGCTAACCAAGCGTTCTCTGTGTAGTGACCAGTTAAACCTTCTCTACTATCCCCAACATAATTAAGAAAACATGAAATAGGCATACCTCTTTTAGTACCACCATTAGATAATATTGGAGTAGAAAACATAAACCATAACTTAGAAGAGTAGTTATATATTCTTTCTGCCATTTCATCATTATCAGAAAATGCTTTAGCCGCTCTTGCAAACGCATCTTGCGGCGATTCTTCTTCTGGTAATAAGTATCTATCTTTTAATGTTGTCTTTCCAAAATCAGTAAGTAATTCATCTCTATCGTAATTAATCATTTGTGTCCGTTATTTTTGTGACTGCTTCTTTTTCAATAATGAAGTCAATGTATTGTTTTGCTTTTTTTAAATCCTCTACGCCGTGTCCTTTGAAACGCCATCTAGTTATATACTTAACTACATTACCTTCGCAGTACGAAAGATTGTTAGCTACTATATAATCAATAGGTTCAATGCCACCTTTGTTATAGTGTAAAGGTTTTTTTATATCGTCCATAGTTTTACCTTTCCTGTTTCTTTATTGTATTCTCCATGTCTTAATATACGTGCTACTCTAGCTTGAGCTAAGGCTTCTTTAACAGTGTAGCCTTTATCTTTGTAAATACCTTTTACTATCTTCCACAAATCTTTAAGTGGTACGTTAGTATATTTTTGTATTAATTTATTAGCAGTAACTATGCCAACACCATCAATGCCATCATAGCCATCAGTCTTATCACCAGTTAATGTCTGTATCATAAAATTATAATCAGCTAATCTTGGTGGAATAGTCTCTACTGTAAGACCGTCAGCAGATAAGTTACATGGAATTGTTCGTAAATCTTTATCTATACTAACTACTATTCTATCTTCATCACTAGGTTCAGTTGCCATAATACCCATAACATCATCTGCTTCTAGGTTAGCCCACATAACACCATTATGTTTTTCCATAATATGTTCACGCATTGCATTTAAAACTATTGGCTTACGTTTTTCTTTACGATTACTTTTGTATGTAGGAAGAACATCTTTTCTAAAATTATTCTTATCTGTAAGTGCTACAACATAATCATCTGCTGATAACGCAGAACCTAAATCGTCTATTACTGCATCTAATTGTGCATTACAAGTAGGCAACTCTGCGTGTAATGTCCATAAGCCATCACCCCAGTTGATAGGTTGTTCGTTGTTAGTTGCTATCTGATAAGCAAGTATGTCACCATCAATTACTAATACTTTTTTCTTTTTATACATATTGTTCCTCAGTTTCATTAGTTAATATTCTTCTTTAAAAACAATTCAGATAATGGAATAAGTATAAACCTACTCTGGTTTCCATCACCACCACTTCTTATATTCTTCATATATTTTTTTGCTAATTTTTTTACGGTTGAAGTATCAAAAATCATACGCACAAAATCCTTATCACCATCAGCTAATATATGAACCCAATAGTCTGCTTCAGTTGCCATAATTCCTGACGGCTTACCATAACACTCTACTTCAATAGCAATGTTACCAGACTTTTGCCACCAGTCTCTCTCTGTCTTTACTTCTATTTTTGTTTTTTCTTTATCAAGAATAGATACAATTCTATTCTCTCTTTCCTGTCCATACTTCAGGTCTTTGTCAAACTTTTTATTCATTAATGTGTTTCACTCCAGTTATTACCTATTTTATATTCTCCTGTTAATGGGAGTCTTAATTGGAAGTGTTCGCCAGTACATTCAATGGCTTTGACAGCTAACCTACCAACGGTCTCTGCATCTTTCTCAAGACACTCAACCTGTATTTCGTCATGTACCCAAACAACCTGTTGGGTTTCAGGAATATCCTTAATTAATTTATCAAACTCAACTAACCATTGTTTACAAACCAGTGCACCTGCACTTTGTAACAATGTATTGAGAGCGGCGTGAGCTGAACGTACTTTAACTTGTCTTTTATCAAGACCTATTATGTGTCCTCTCTCTGCCGCTAATTGTACTTGCTCTATTAGTTTACTTAGAGCAGGTAAATTATTTAAGAATCTTTTTTTAATCTTTGATGCTTCACTAACTTTTTTACCTATAACTTCAGCAATACGTTTAACGCCACCACCATATAAAAAGCAATAGTAGTAACGCTTTGCAACATCTCTTGAGTCTAGTCCTGCTAGTTTCTGAGTCTCACTGTGTATGTCACCTTCTAATACAACTTTAGAATATTCTCCGTTGTCATACTTAGACATAAAATGAGCTAACATTCTAACTTCTAATCCTGATATATCTATACCAACTAACTTCTTACCATTAGGTACAGTAAATAAACTTCTACACTCTTTACCAAACGGTACAGACACACTTGGAATCTGTGCTAAATTTGGAAACGAATGAGTTGCACGTGCTGTTACTGTAGAATTAGTATTACAAGTCCCATGTATCTTACCATTCTTTTCATGTTTTAACCATGCTTGTGTGCCTGTAGCTAGTTGTGCAATTCTTTTATCTAATAAAAAATGTTCGCATAAAATTTTTGCTTCAGGATATTCCAGTTTACTTAATACTGTATCATCTAATTTTGGTTTACCATCAGCAGTAAACTCTTGTGCTTCCCAACCATATTTTTCTTTTAGTCTTTGTGCTATGTGATGACGTGAACTAGGATTAAATATAGTAACTCTATCTTTTAATTGTTTACCTGTTTTTTCTGAAACTCTTTTTTCAGTAATAGGTAAAAATATTTTTTGCAGTTGTTCTTCTAACTCTATTCTTCTAGTGTTTAACTTTGTATATAATTCGTGGGCTTTCTCTTTATCAAAAGTAAAACCATGTACTTCTTGTTTATATATTAAGTTGGCTACTAAATGTTCCAAGTCCATTGCTTGTTCTGAATAGCCTTGTTTTTCAATCATGTTGAATAAAGTGTGAGTAACCTGAACATCTTGAATACAATATTCTAGCATACCCACACTAAATTCTTTCCAATCTGTATCAAACTGTTCTTTATATTCGCCCACCCTGTTACCCCACGCTTTCAAGCTGTGTCTGCCAATACAGTCTTTTGGAAAATTCTTATGTTTAAAATCTCTGTCTTTAATATCAGGAAATAGTAATCTAGTTGCTACTATAGTATCAAAAACTTTTGCGTTTGATTTAAAATTATAAAACTTTTCTAAAACTGGTATGTCAAACTTAATTATGTTGTGACCAATTATTAATTGAGCTTCTTCTAATTTCTTTACAGCTTGTGCGTTGTTAAGATGTAATACTTCATTTGTATCTATATTTTTTAAAATGATACAATGAACTTTAGTTGCTGTATCTAAAAATCCATCTGTTTCTATGTCAAAACAATATCTCATAATATAATCCTTTTAATTTTTAATATGTTGCTTGACGGTATAGTTGTTATGTTACCTACGTCACCAAGAGAACCATTGTCCTCAAAGTTTACGTCAGACACTATTATATGTACGTCTTTGTCTTTTTTAATTAACCAACCAGTTGATATACAAACAGTTGGTGTACTATTCAGTGCGTCTTTTAAAGTTTTCCATGAGCTGTCTGAATTTATATCGCTCCATGTTAGTTGCACATAATCTGCATCTAAAACTTTTTTAGTTACTATTGGTAATTTCATATTAATGTAATGTGTGTGATTCTATTTGAACATTCCAAGCGGCATCTTCTCCACTAAATGCTAAAGACAACAACGCATCTTGAAGAAGCATTGCAGAACTTTCTTTACCTACATGTAATGTTACAGTTTGCTTTGTTTTCTTGGCTCTACTAACAGCGTCCATGACATACATAGTCCACGTTAGCATTTGTTTTTTCTTTTTTATTTCACTAGAAGTCATCTAATACCTCTGCTTTAATTTCAGATAAACAACCAGTAGATAAATCATAATGTAAACTACATGCGTTGCCTGTCTCACCAGAAAATCTATTTTTTAGTATTTGTAATTTTGCTAAATTGTTTTCTGATTTTAAGTCACGACTCATGGAAAGCACCATGTCAGATAGTTGAGCTATGGACTGGCTTCCTCTAAGACTACTTAATGTTACTTGCTTACCATCTTCAAAACCTTTGTCACCTTCTGTTGACCTACGTAAATGACTAACTAAAATTAATCCAATTCCTGTCTCTTCTACAAGTGTTCTTAATTTACTTACAAAGTAATCAATAAGTTTTCTTTCATCATTTGTGTGTTCATCTCCAAGTGCAGACAAAGCCATGTGTAAATGGTCTAGTATTACCCAGTCTACATTACACGCTTTGGCTAAGTATCTTATTTTAGAAAGTAAATTATCTGCGGCACTTGCTCCGAAGTGATTGTATAAATAAAAATTACCATTACCAATAGTAGCGGTAAAGGTGGTACGTAATTGTTTTTCATCTATTCCTTCTCTTGTTAAATGTAATGGCTTTTTTAAATGCACACCCATAATACCAAGTGCACTTCTTTTAACACTTTCTTCTAGTGCTATGTAACCAACAGAATATTTTTGTTCTAATAAACTGAGTGCAACATGTCTACAAAAACTAGACTTACCTACACCACTACCTGCTGTTACAGTTACAAGCTCACCTTTACGTAATCCGTGAGTCTTTGTATTTAAACATTCAAATGGATATTGTGCTGTTACATAAGTATCTTCTTTTTGTATGTCATTCCAAATATCAGCACCTAAAATAATACCATCAGGTCTGTATGCTTTACTTGACCAAATACAATCTGTTAATTCTTTTACTTTGTTTGCAACAATCATTTCGTTAGCATCTTTTAATGGTAACGTACAGATTTTTGCTTTGTTAGGTGTAAGTAATTTAGCACATTCTATAGCACCCTTTTTACCCTGTTCATCTTGGTCAAAACAAAAATAAACAGAATCAAATCCTTCAATCCATTCAAGCTCTCTTTGTATATCTCTTTTTGCTCCTTGAGCTCCTGACTTAATACTTACTACTGGAAATTTATTTTGGTTGATAGCAGATATACTCATTGCATCTATCTCGCCTTCTGTCACAATCAGCATCTTACCTTTGTCTCTCCATAAATGTTGACCAAACAAACCTGCTTCTCTTGCATCACCTAACCACTGAAATGTTTTATCAGGGTATCTAAGTTTTTGTGCAACTAATTCTTTGTCTTTGTTATAGTAGTTTGCTATTTGACAAGGTCTGCCAAACCATGCACCAGATTGATAATTAAATTTTTGAACTGTGTTGTAATTAATTTTACGTTTAGTTAATTCCGTAATACTACCTTCAATAAATTCTTTACTGGTCTCTGTTGATACTGGGTTATTCAAATCGTTTCCTTTTGTTGTAGTGTTACATGAAAAACAGTAAGCATGTCCGTCTGTGTATAGAGAGTTTGCATCACTAGAACCACAATTATCGCAGGACGTATGATATAAAAACTCACTTTCTGTTTTTTGCATAAAATTTTTTACCTAATTATTTTGATATTAAAAAGGGTGACAGTTTCTACTCTCGCTTCTCTGCCACCCCCAACAAACTATCTCAGCAACTCTGATACATCAAAGTGCGGAGACACGGAGTCAGCCACATCTCTGTGACCAACAATGTCCGCCTCACTGTAATCCTGTTTCAACTTTTCAATAAGTTTTACCAAAGCGGTATACTGTTTGAACGTGAAATTACAGTCAGGCTGACCTTCAATAGATTTTCCGCCAACAAGGCAGATACCTATAGAATTTTTATTAGACAATTTTAGCGTACCATCTGCTATGTGTGCACCTGCAACTTTAATGTCTCTACCATCTTGCACTGTCCCATCTCTTTTAATAATTTTATGGAACGCACAAGAAAACAATCCATCTTTACGGTGCTGTGTGTCTATATCTTTTACATCATAGTTATCTTCTGGTGAAGAGTCACTGCTATGTATAACTATATATTTTGTTTCTGTTCTCAAATTACTCATAACCATTCTATTGGAATATGTTTGTCAGAATATTTAAAACCATATTTCTCACACCACATTCCGTATGTTGTTTTACTTTTTTTACTAATTCGTTGTCTACTATTACTAAAGACAAATCTAATATCTAAATCTGGGTGTTGTTCTTTTATAAATCTCATCTTTTTTCTGTCTTGAGATGTGAACAAACCTTTTGTCTCTATAAAAAAATCTTTTTCTTTTAAATAAAAATCAGGCGTATAAGTGTGTACTTTTTCTGGTACTGTGTATTTTAATTTTATCTTTTCAAACTCATACTTAACTTTGTTTAAGTCAAGCTCTTCTGATATTGCTATCTCCAAGCCTGACCTAAAACCATATTTAAGACCTACTTGATTAGAAGTCAGCGTTTTGCGATTGTTGTACTTCATTTTCAAATGTATTATCTTCTGGTGCAACATAACCATCTTTAACTTCGTCAAAGCCATAACCTTTTGAGTTACCTGCTCCACCCTCTACAAGTTTAGTTATTTGCACTGCCCTTAATCTAAGGCTTACTCCTGCACCTGCCATAGCAGTGTAATAAGGTATCAACTCTGCTGATACTTTCATCTCACTACCTGACCATACGTTAGCATCAACCATAGGTTTCCCTGAACTATCAAAGATAGCAACTTTATTTGGAATAACTTTTCCATCTCTAGTTATGATTTTAGCTTTTGTCTTAAACTTGAAGATAAAATTGCCAGTAGCTTTACCTTCAATGACTTCTTCTTCGTAAGGAAGATTAGCCATTTTAGGTTCTTTACCTTTAGTCTTCTCTTTAGCAAGAGTAACACTTTTCTTCATCTCATCATCAATCGCTTTGACAACTGATTGAGACTCGTCTGATTTCACAATAAGATTAGTCTTGTAATGACCATCTGCATCAAATTGTGTATCAGGAGTTGTAAGCCACGCATATTGACTAACGCCAATAGGTGTTACAATCCTCGTATTATTGTTTTTTGACATATATGTCTCCTTTGTATTGTCTACTATGGGTACTTTACTTTGCCTATGCAAAGAAGAACCTACTTTTCCGCAATTCATTAATATCTAAGTCACCTTTTTGCGGAACTTCAGGTAACTTACTTACATCAAAGTCATCAGGTAGCTGTTTTATTACATCATTTCTGAAGTTTTCTAATATATCATTATCAGTAAACATCTTAATAAATGCTTCCCTTAGACTTACGTTTAACTGCTCTACGTCAGCCGCAGTTGTGCCAAACGAGTCATGCACATTACAAAAATTATTAATACCATTATCTAATGCAATGTTGACTGTCTCTATCATTGCGGCAGAGTCTACAGAGTGAACCAAATTAGGTGCTACTCCATTACTCATTCGCAGTTTGTCAGTCGTATCTTTTTCTGTGTTGATACGTGGTTTTATTACTTCACCCATGAGCATAGCCTTAACTCTTTTAGACTTCATCTCAGGGTAACTTTGATACACTGGAAAACCAACTGGCGTAACCCAGTGTATAGGTAACTGTAACTTAGCAACAATACGAGCTATGTCTTGTAAGAACTTCATACCAACTCTTGCTGATTTTAAGTTGTCACCAATACTGTCCCATATAATACTTGCTAGATAGGAAGCAGGTCTAAACATGTCATCAATAAAAGGGTGCATCTCGCCTTTGTCTTTACGTTTAGTTATATCTTCAACAACAAAATCAGTACAAGAATATCTGGTACTTCCATAACAGATAGTCATAATACTTCTTTTAGTAGTTGAACGCTTGACTCCATAATCAAGCCATTTTTGTGCAAAAGGTTTACCTTCAGCCGCATGTTCTTTTAGTTTCTCTATTACAGAGTTTGCAACTAATTGATAAATGTCTTTTGGTTTATCACTAGGTAACAAGTTTACTAACGCACCTGCTTTTTTATCTCTAAGCATTAGTGAGTATATCTGTAAGCCATTACAAGAACCATCAACATTCACTACAATGTTAGACACAAAACCATAGCCTTCAGCTTTAAATCTTTTCCACTCTTCAGCCCACGCTAAAAATTGAAAAGCATTACTTGCGTCTTCCCACTGTCTATTTGTAAATGGGTCTTCCACACATTTTAATATCCAGTCTTCATTATCTTTAACCCACTGGACTCTGTCTTCAAATGATATTTTATCATTGCCATACATATTAGCACCGTGAACGGCTAACCAAAAATCACCATTGTTTTCTTTAGTGATAGCTTTACCATGTGCAAACGACAACAATGCTTTAGCACCATTGATAGATTGATAGTTAAGAAATGCAGGAACGGCATACGCTCTACCTCTAAAATCAAATTGTAATGGAAAGTATACTGTAGCATAAGTTTTAAATTTATTACCTAGATACAATATTTTTGCATACAACATTCTTTTAGAAAACATACGTGCATTTTCTGTGTGCACTATTACTGCTTCCTTCTTCCACTGTCTTCTTGACTCTTTGTTTTCTTTTATGTCAAGAGGCTTGTTTGGAACTTCAAGATTTTTAATTGGTGGCATACCACCGATAGCAAGTCCTCTATCCCAAGCCTCTGCCATAACGCCTAAAATGTAATTGTTTATTTTAAATGCGGTTGACTGCATAGCGTTTACCGCCCTGTATACTTTAGGCATTTCAAAGTTTGCTAATTCACGTGCAAACAATTTGTTTTTTTGTTTAACTAAATCAAGCTCTGGGAGCTCCTTAGTCCAATAACCACCACCATGAACTGTAGACCACATTTTTGGAGGCATTACAGTCATCATGTAATCAGGATTCATTAACTCATTAAAAGAGTTTCTATTTCTAATCCATTCTCTAGTTGTAGCAGTTTGTTTTATTATCTTTGCTTTTTTATGTTTGATTGTTTCCACACCTATTTCAATTAAACCAGTATGTTGTATCATCAACTCTACTAATCTAAGTCCTACATGTAATTTAGTAGGCGTAGTCCACTCTTCCCAAGCCATGATGTTATCACGTTTTGAGCTCTCTCTTAATTTTCTACGCTTGTAGGTATAATTCCAAGACCTTTTGTCTAAATCTTGTTTAACTGTGTCATATAACTCTGGGTTTAAATGTCTGAAATTCTTTAGTGCAATCTCAGTCTCAACTTTACCACCCAAACTAATACATGTAGCAGTTAATGGTTTATATTGTGTGATTGTATTTATGATATGTTTACCAGTGATTAGTGCCAATATCTCAGGCTCAACTTCACATATTTTTGTGAAGGCTATTGGTGGTTTACTTACTGTACGCTCTGATGTGTTTTTAATCCACTCACCAATACCCATTGCTAAGGGTCTGATAGTATTAGCTACCATTACTTTACCGTAACTGGTAACACTCTCTTCTTCACGCTCAATATGAGAATGAAGTCTTTTGTTGGTTCTTGTTGTCCCTTTAACCGCCATTTCTTTTTCGTTAGCTTCTTGGTCTGGGAATGTTGGCATTATATGTAATATCTTGGTCAATGTAACTCCTATTAGTTTATGTGTTAAATTGTGCTATCTACTATGGGTACTTATCTAGTAATCCTCTAGTATGTTGACAGCTTTTATTAAGTTTTTAGGCATTAGATGTGCATATCTAAGCGTCATGTTGTAAGACTTATGACCCAACCACTCTTTGATAAAATGTAACTCTACTTTACCTGATTGAGCTAATCTTGAAGCACACGTGTGACGTAAACAGTGTATAACAAATTGTTTATCACTAGCTAATCCCATCTCTTTACGCAACTTTTGCCACACACGCTCAGCCATTGCATAATCTAAATGACTAAAATCACCTATTTTATTAACAATAGCTACGCAACGCTTAGTTAAAGGTACGCTTCTAGTTGTATTATTTTTAGTCTCATCTGCATACAAAATAACAAAAAATCTATTGTCTAATTTTTGTATAGCATCTTTTTTAAAAGACAAAGCCTCACCGAGTCTAACGCCTGTATCTAATAAAAATAAAAATAGACTAAGATATGGACTGTTGCCTAGTATCTTAATCATAGTACGCTCTTCTTCTGGTGTCATAAATCTAAGTCTAGCCTTAGACTCTTCCTGCCATACAATGTGCGGTACTCTATTCATCTGGTACACGTTAGGTCTTTGATAAGCATATTTTAATATCTTACTTACACTTGCAAGATACCTATTGATTGTTGAGCCCTTAATACCACGTGTTTTCAGATGTGACGTTAAATCTTCAATGTCCTCTTCGTGTATATCATTAGGGTTTAGCTCAGCTCCAAAAAAATCTAAGCAAAGCTCAGCTCTACTGTCTTGTGACTTTTCCCAAGATAGTGAGTCTTTTATTTGTCTTATAGTTTTCATTATTCCTCTCTTGTAGTTTTTTGTAACTCATTAGATAAAGCTAACACAGGCGGCAACTCAGAGTCAAATATCTTCTCAATTAATGTTGCCGATTTGTGAGCTACTTGTGCAGGTGTCATGCAATCATACTCTTTACGATATTGTGTTGTCAGTAAAAAGTTAATTATTTTAGACTTAATTGTCCATGTTATTTTTGTTTTTGCCATTGTTACGCTCCGTTAGTATTTCTTTTAGTATCAAAAAAATAGAGCCCAAGATTAAAACCTTGAGCTCCATTGGTGCATCTACAAATATCTCAATCATTAGAGCCTACTTTAACATCTCTAACTATAAGTTTTTTCTTTTTATTTGTATAGCTAACATTAACAATAGTACCTTCAGGATATTTTGAAGGCAGTATTTTTAACATCTTTTTATATGACATAGCCTCTATGTGAGCAGTGCTTTTGTCAGTGTTTAGTCCGTCATTGCAGTTATAAAAGTATCTCATATAATTAATACTCCGCATTAACTTCAAAGCTAACTAAAATTTTATTGTGTGAGCTACGCTCTGCGGCGTGTCTCAGCTCTGACACAATGTCAATTAAGTTTGTATAACTATCTTCAAATACAACTTTGTGCTTCTCTTTTGGCGTTTTGTGGTCTTTAAACTTACCGCCGACCCACTTGCCGTTTTCAACTTCTACTTCAGTTATCTTTAGTTTTTCAAGGCTCATATACATAAGCTCAGCTCCGTGTTGTTAGTTTGTTAATAATAAAAGCTCAGCTCAAAGCTAAGCTCCATATAAATGGTGGAGTAGGCGGAATTGTCTGTGTTAATCTTCCGCCTGTCTCCGATATAGTCACTATCTATATTAATTATATATAAATAAATATATACAAGCTAAATAAAGTGCAAAGCACGACCCACTCAGGAAGCCACCACCTGAGTTATTAACGAATAACTCGCATAGTGTCCAAGGCTAATTATTGAGCTCATCAGTCAGGGCGTGACCCTGAGACAAGGCGGCAAGAAGCCGCCAAGTTTCGCTCTGTGTTAGTCTCTGAAGCCGTTGACTCTTAGTCTCTCAGCATAACGCTGATTTCTAAAGGCTTCCTGCTCTTCTGCCTCTTCCTGCTTCCACTTGTCAAAATACTTAGCCTTCAACTCAGGCTCTTCAAGTGACTTTAATTGGTTCTGTAGGTCAACCAGTTTATACTCACCAGATTTAATACGCTTTTTAGTTTCAGCTATAGACTCAGACAAAAATATATTTCTATATTTACCTGTAGTCCGTGAATAGTCCCAGTAGTTTTTATCTAGGAAGACCTGACCTGAAGCGGTAATTTTAGCAATCAAAGAACGATAAGATTGAAAAAACCTATTACCGAAATTGTCATAAATTTCGTACTGGTTTGCAACTGGGTTGTAGCTTTTAGGGCTGTGCATTTGTGTAACTTGCATAATATACTCCGTTTGTTTGTTAGTTTATATAAAGTATAACTGAGGGCGGCAAAAAATGCAACCGCCCACAATTTTAATTTGATTGATACTTGAGCTTCCACAATATTAACTTTGTTTCAGGCTCAAGCTCTTTAGCTTGTTTGTGTTGGTCTTCTAATGGTACAATTTCAAGCGGTTCAAGGTCATCAACTTTAATAAGTTTGATATTGTCCCAATAACGCTTGGATTGATACACCCTATAACCAACCCTCTTCAACTGCCTTAGCTAACATCTTAATTTTTTTAGCTCTGTCAGTCTCTTTATTATAAGCCTCAAAATGCTCAGCCTTAGCCTGACTGTCTTTAAACTTAGCCAGTGTAGCCTCAGCCTGAATCTTTTGGACTTTGTGCGGTATTCTCATATTTATAAGACTCCGTTTGTTTGTTATGATTAACTTATGTTAATCTAAAGCTCCGTTAAGAGTGAGCGGTTACTCACTGCCTGAAAATTAATTTTACAATTCTAACCCATAGAAAAAACTTAAACCGAAGCTATAGATTAACACAATTTCAAATTGTACTGGCTAAAAGCAATGACGCTGAAGCACTAGACCGACTCTATAACCTGAAGGCTACCTGTTGCGGTGTCCGACTCGTGGGCTCTATGAGGCTGAGCCTGTCAGAAGCTAGTTAGACTCTAAGCTCAAGGGCTGTCACCCCTGTTAGCACTTGGTAGAAATCTAAAAAACTGAACATAAAAACACTATACACGAAACGGATTTATTGTCTTATGCTATGTTTGCATAACAGGTATGCACGTATTGCATGGCTTATATTGTTATTTGTGGAATTTTGGCAGAATAGCCAATTTAAAGAAATCATATATTATTAAGATTAACATAAATATTAAATACTCTTTTAATAATATAGAAGGGACAGACTCACGCCCAAGACTAGCGGCATATAATATAATTAATAAATAAGGTAAAAATAAATACTTAAATAATTTAATCATAAATAATTAATTGCAGTGCAACTAATCAGAGTCAACCAATAGCCAACCAATGTAACTATAGTCAACAGCTTCAATCTGCTCATGTGTTGTCTTCTTATCTTGTTAGTGTGTTGGTGTTATGAGTGATGAGTTACTACTTACTATATATAGAGTGTAACCCTTCATTCTATCTTATCTGGGAACTTATCTATTATTTACTCAAAACTAAAAAAACAGACAAGCACTGAGGCAAGGCAAAATATAAAAAACCTAGAGCCGCCGCAATGTGTGACACATAACGGATATAATGTCCGTTTTTTTGTGGCTTTTTACTGCTTTTTTGACCGCTCACAGCGTACATTTTGACCCCTATGGGGAAAATCCGCCGCCGCTACTGCGGTATACCTATTCAAATTTTTGCAATAAATATTAGGGAGAAACGTTAAAAGCAGGAGATATTGGTTTATCTTTTAATGATTTCTCTAAATAGTCTGCTTCATCTAATCTTCTTGGTTTAAGTATAGGATTATCACCAAAGTTTCTTAAATTAGCCACCATAGCTGTCCAATCGCCCTCTGCGGCTTGTTTTATAAAGTCCATTTGACTACCATCTTTACGTGTAAAACTAACTCCATGGTTAAAACCCACAGAAGCTATCACAGTCTGTTGTGCTTCAGATAAATCTTTAAAATTTTTACCATTAGATACTTCAAAATATTTTTCAGCAATTTTATTTGCATACCATATTTTAGACTGTCTATCTATAAGATTAGCTTCTTCAGTAGTTATTTGTAAATCTTTAGCTTTATCTGACGCTTCTGACCCTTTAATTCCTGTAAATATAATAAGTTTATTAATTAGACCTTCTGGTAAACCCATTCTTTCTAATTGTTCTCTATTTTGCATTTTTAAATCAAAACCAGTAGCTATAGTTACACCTGAGTTTTCACTAGGCACATAACCATTAGTCCATTGACCGCCTTCTTTTTCAGAAATAAACTTCCAATTAATATTAAAATTCTTTTGTTCCATGTTATATAAATCTGTCCTTTTGTATTTCTCTTCCGATTGTGTTTTCCATAAACTGTTCAAGCTCTCTGTCCAATAACTCTTCTCTATGTTGATTGTAGGATAAGATTTGGTCTCTGTCCATACGCTCAACCCAAGCATTAGCGGCAATAGCCACAGCGTCAATCTGGTCATCATGTCTAAGAGCTCCTTTGTCCCTAGTCAATCTAGTCATTTGTCTAAACAACTGATGGTCTGGTTCTAATTTAAAGTCTTCTTTTATAAGTAAATCATCTACTACGAGCCTATGATTATTCATAATTGGCTCTAATGTATCAATTATACGTTTTTCTTTTTGTATATTGTGTCTTACTTCTTCTACTTCACATGGGTGTATCTTAGCCATTATAGGTTTTAATAGTGCAGTAGCCATACCGTCACCAAAGTTAGACTCTATAACAACATAATTAACATCATGTTTCTTAGCTATGTTAGACAATCTATACAAAGTGTCTTCTGAGTAACCACCATCTAACGAACCTACGGCTGTCAAATATAGCACTCCATGGAGCATTTTAAGCACCGCATACGCTGTTTTGTCTTCTCCACGACCTGAAGGGTCAATAGACATAATAGTGCCCTCAAATGGCGTAAATTCTTTAGACATAAACATAGGTGCTACATAATAATCACCTTTGAGTCCCACATTTGGTAACTCAGGGTCTATAGCTCTCATTTGTTCAGGAGAACTAGCCCACTGTATTTTAGCAGGAGCTTCTTTCCATGTAGAACAACCTGAAGCTATAATCAAATCATTTAATTTTAAAGGGTATCTATTAGAGTCAGACATTGTAGTATCTAACATAAACTGTAGGTTGAACCCACTACGTCCATAAGAACTAAGTCTTTCTAATAAGTCTACCTCATCAAACCTTTGTGGGTCTGTAGGTTTACCTTCTAAATCTTTTTCGTTTGCTATAATGTTTGCTAATTTATGTCCATATCCAATAGTTTGTTGTTTATCAGGATATAAAGCAGTCCATATTTTAGTCTTAAAACCTCTTTCTTCTAAACTATTATACAAAGACATCTCTGTCTGTGGTGTACCTAGAAATATAATACGTCCTACTTCTGGTTTTATAATAGCATCAAACTCTTTTACAGTCTCACTAAGTCTATCACGCATAAGTTGCGTCTGTGAGTTATTAGCTGACTCTACGTCATCAGCAATAATTAAATCTGCACGTGAACCTGTAAGTTGACCTGTAATACCCATAGACTTAACACTGGGAGCGTGTGACGCTCTAGCAGGTGCTACGTCAAAGCTAACCTTAGAACTTCTTTGGTTATCTTTAGGTACTAAATGTTTTAATATTGGCATCTCAGCGATTAGACGCTGTGTAAATGTACTGAAATCATCAGCCCTACTTTTAGATGCAGATACAACTAATATGTTACGTTGAGGATTTAATAGAAGTTGGTGACAGACAAATGCTGAAGTAATCCACGATTTACCTACACCTCTAAAGGCTTCTATAACTAATCTTTTTTCATTTGACTGTAAATAATCAGCTATATCGTACTGTATAGGTGTGGGGTCTGGTAAATTTAGATTTTTCCAACACAAATACAAAAAATTTTTAAAATTCTTAATTCTATTATCCATCTGTATCAAACGGCACGTCTTCTAAAATGTTATCAGGTTTTTTATTAAGATTATCTGTACTATAAGTTTTACAGACCTCTAAACATACCTTCATTTCTGAAGCAGTTAGCTCTTCTCCTGATTTTAATTTTGTATATGCGTGTTTAACTAATAACTCTGGTAATTCTTTGACAATGTCATTTATATTAATCTGGTCTTCCTTGTCGGTTGTATTTTTTATAACTTCGTTTTTCACTTTTATTTAACCTCTTTTTATGTGTTCTAATTCTTTTTTTAGGTTTTGGTCTAGGTTCAAAATGCGTAAATTTTTGTTTAGCCATTATTCTATTATTTTTTTAATTGATTTACTTCCATCTATATTTTCTTCTAACTCAACTTTTACTTTTCCACATTTATATTTAATATTATTGTTAATATCTCGTTCCGCAACACGTTTTCCTTTTAGGCAATCTGACATAGCAGGTTGTATTCTATGTTCTTTTAATTCACCTGCAACAAACATACAAAGAGCTACTACTGTGCTAATGACCGTTTCCATTGGCTCTCACCTTATCTTTTAAATGCTCAATATCACCCAATGCTTTCTCAAGTTGTGATTTTAAAAACTCTATATTAACTTTATTAGTCATGTTCATCTCTTGAGTAGATTGTAATTTTTCTACTGTCTTATATAAATCTTCTAATAAAAAATGTTGTTCTTGGTCTGTAGGTACTTGCTCTGATTTTTTAAGCAAATCATTTTCAAATAGTTCTCTTGAAGTTTCTAATGATGTAAGTCTAGCAGTAACTTCTGTGTATGCAAATACACCCATAATAACACCTGCTATAATACCTATCATGTTTTTAATAGGCATACTTACTGATGTGTCTTGTGATATTTTCATAAATTATTTTTTAACTAATGAGCCACCAAAGTATAGACCAATAATAGCTGATACTAAATTAGTATCTAACGGTGTAATAACTAAACTATTAGAAGATAGTGTTACCCATTTCATTATTTCTTTTTCAGGTATAAAGAAAAAAGCAGGTTTAAATTCTAAATAACCTACAATTACACTTACATCTGGTTGAAATATTGGCATTAATTTAGGTAATAATACGATAGCAAAAACAGCAGTTAAAGCTATAATTCTTCTAGTCCACTGAAAACCTTTGTTGTCGTATTCTCTAGCTTCTTTAAAACCTTTTTGTTGTATATCAGCTCTTTGTATAAGCATTTTTTGTTCTGCTTGTTTTGCTTTTATACTTTGTGACCAGATACTCATTACTCCGCCCAATACAGTAGAGCCAAGCATGGTTATCATTTCAAATGGCATATATTATAACCACCATAAAAATACAGACCATAAAATAAATGCTGTTAACATTCTTTTGTCTGTATTCATTAAATAAATTTTAGCTTTATTTTTCCAAAAAGTTGGAGTATCTCCAAATATCATCATACATTATCTCCTAGTTTTTCACATTTCATTGATATATAAATTTGTCTTTCTATAAATTCTTCATTTACAGCTTGACCGATTGCTAATATTGTATTGTTACAATCTTCTTCTGTTCGTAACTTACCTGTTAAAGGTAAATCACCAGTCATGCATAAGTTTTGTCCACTAACATTTAATACACAAATTAATGCAACTATTTTAAACACTTACTAACCTCTTTACCCATGTTTACACCTTTTTTTATAGTGTAACTTTGCGTACCGTTAGCACCTATGTTTACTTCTTTTTTTAAATTTTTAAATAATTCGTTTTGTTTTTTATTTTGTTGTTGTTTTTCGTGATGTTTTTCTAATAATTTTGTGTCTCTCATTTTTTATAAATAATTTTTCTAACCATCCAAAAGCATTATCTATTGCACTAAAGAAATTGTAAAAAAATCTGTCAATCATTTTATTTAAAGTTAAAATAACCTAGTATTCCAACAATGATTGTCCCAACAGCTAAGATAACCTTAAGTCCACCCTTACCCATAGAAACATCTTGTCTTAACGACTTAATTTCTTTTTTCATTTCTTCTATACTTTTAAGAATATTTTCCATTCGTTCAGCACAAAGTTTCTCATGTGATGAAAGTCTAACCCCAGTAGCCACGTCAGCGTACTGTTTTGAGGTTAGTTTTCTAGGCATTATTTTTTCTTAGCTTCTGCCTTATCCTCTTTAACTTCCTCATCTTTAGGAAGTTCAGCTTTTAACAGCTCAGTATATTTAACTTTTAAGATACCTAAGTCTTGAAACTCTAAAGATAACTGTTGTTCTTTAGTTCCAATATTTTGTAACTTACCTAAATATAATTTACCATTATCAGATAGCTTATCGC